TATCAGTGACTCCAAATCCAGTATTATCTAAACTAAAAATACTTGGAATTAGATTTATACCAGTTCCTACTGTATGAACTCCAGAAGACTCACCTCTTCTAACTCTAAGTATATTATTTTGATCAAAAGTATTAAGAACTAATAATTTTTCAGTTCCTATTCCTATGCTACTTCCTACTGATATATTACTCGGTATTTTCGACAAATAAATGTCAGTAACAATACCAGTTGTAGCAGAATTAGGAATTTCTTGATATACAATACTTCTTGCAGTTTCTATTCCAATAATAAATGAACCATTCAAATCTGGTAATAATGTTGTGCTCAATCCAGAGATAACTACTCTATCACCATTATTGAGTGATGGAGCTGTTGATATTGAGGCAGATATTTCACCACTCTCATTTTTAAAAAATACAACGTTTTCATAAGAATTAATAGTTGTATCAATTGAGTTTATAGTCTTTCCTTTAATACTATCAACTGAAACACTTAAACCACCACCCTCAGTTCCTGTGTTATCAAATTCTGCAGAATTAGTAACTCGATAATTATCTCCATCATTTATAATTTGTATTGAATTTACAGATCCAAAAGTAGTTGATTCAACTACAGATACTTGTTTTGATATTTCATTTGATTCAACTATGAAATCATTATCTGCAAATTGATCTGAAACTTTGTAAGGATATGTATTTCTTATAAGATTTGAATCTTCAATATTAAAATCTTTTTGTGTTAATTTATAATTGTCAATAACTGGATTTGATCTATAAGTATTTCCGATGAAATATGGAAATTTAGGTTGTAGTGAAATCGAAGTAATACCAACAAAATATGCATATGTTCCATTTGGATACTCAGGTGTTCTACCATATCTACCGTTATGAATATCCAAATCACCAACATTATTAAAAACATAATCATCAATAAAGAATCCAGAACTAAATGTCGAAGGTCTGTCGATGATATTAGATGTATCAAGTTCATATCCAGAATCTAAACGTCTTATTGCTGAATTTTCATCTGATGGATCACTATATCCATAAGGACCGTAAATAGGATTTCCATCATAAGCCCAACCAATTATAGGTGAGTGTTCTACACCATCATCACCAAATGCATCATTTCCAATTTGTGTAGAATATCCGACTAATGTATATTTTAATTTTTCTTGAGACTCAATTAATGCCTCACTACCATATCTGTCAAAGGAATTAGTGAATAAACTTCTTATTGTAGTATCAACCTTTAATTCACTACCTGGTGATTTGACTACAATTGATGTTGTGTCTTCTTGATATTGTAAGCCACCCTCTAATATAACAACATCTATAATTTTT